GGGGGCGGTGATGTCACAGATTAACATTTTTTAGGTTTAATACCCCCCTATATTGATAAAATGTGGTCAAAACCACATCATATTCCATGGGATTCACGCCCCGATTTAACATTGTGACACCGATGACACATCGTTTGCAAGTTGTCCCAAGCCAACGAATCACCACCGCTTTTGATTGGGACGATGTGGTCAACAACTTGCCCAACGCTTTCACATTCAACACACAACGGGTTCCGCTTGATAAACATTCCGCGCAATCTTCGCCATGCGGTTGACTGATAGAATTTATTTCTTTCAATCCGTGCTTTGCTTGACTTGTTTTGACCTTGCAACCACGGCCGTTGTTTTCTCTTTGGTACGTTAGGCATTTACAATTTATCTTTTCGTTCTGGTCTGTAATACTTGCGCAAATCTCGGTTGTTCTGGTCGCGTTCCACTTGCGTCATCTTAGATTCCCAAAACCCGAAATGGATATACATGTGATTTCGCATCGTGTATTTATCCACCACATATTTTTCGGACGCTTGGGGAATGTGCAACCCGCGTTCCCTTTTATACTCTTTCGAACACGTTTTACATTTCGGACGATGACCCGATTTTGTATCGGTCAATCGTGCGAAATGTTTCAATTCCTTTTCTTCCTTGCACTTGCTACAAACTTTAGTTTCCAAATCTCTTTTCAATTGCGGTTTTTCTGTATTTCTTTATATGAGTGACAACGCCGTCGGCATCTTTAATGAATCGGATGGCGTGTCCAATCATTGCCGTGTCGTTCACTTCTTTCAACAATGGAACCATTTCAGTCAATCGGACGCGCTTTGATTCGCCGACATTCATGTCGACAAATATTTGGGCCATCTTGTTTCTTGTTTTCAAATCAATCATAAGCCACAATATCCCGAATCACATTCATTGAAATCGTCGTCAAACAATTTGATTTGACGTTTCCATTTCATTATCTCGCGGAACGTTACGTCCGAACGAAATGTTCCTTTGTTGTTTTCTTCCGTTTCTGCAAACCAATTCATTTTTTCGGGTTCCTTGTCGTTCATGTGTGACAACAACATCGGTGAACGCCACCAGCATCCAACACAATTGTTCATATAAGCAAAACGAACGCGTTTGTCCGTCCAAAATTGTTCAATCGTATCTTTGTAGATATTCGCATCAATCAACGGAAAAGATGGTTTGCAATATTCAATCGTTTGCCATTTATTGTTCCCGTTTGAATGTTTACCAACAACTATTTTCACTTCAACCATGCCGTTGTCGTTCATCTTTTCCATCATGCTTTTGGCACGTCGTGTTTCATTCGCACGATAACCAAAACGCATTTCAACGGGTCCATCAATAGTTTTGTGACGCCATTCTGCAATCGGAATCGTTTTCATTTCTGTCGTGCAAAACCGCGCGATTTTGTTTGGTAGATACCCGCCTTTCTTTTTGATTACCTCGTCAAACGTTGGCCCCGTCAACCAAGTGATTTCACGCCCGATGTATTGTTCCAAATCTAACATCGTGTAAATGATTTTATCATCTTCAGCGGTTGCAATGAATGGTTTCCCGATTCTATCTTCAACCATTTGACGAACCTTTTCATCTGGGAATCGACATCGTTCATCCTCGATTCGAACCAAGGAAAAAACATCAAAATCCGCTTGATGATTTGCCGCGATATATGACGACGTTTTTCCGCCACTCAATGAATTTATTGTTTTCATCCCTATAAAATACTAAAATTTTTGTCAATCATTAGTTTTGGGCCTTCTTTACGATACCCGAACATCTTGTTGGCTTCCATTTCATTCAACAATTTGGTTGCCGTTCTCTTTTCAACGTTTTCCGTGTCTTGAATGAATTTAATCGCCGCCGTCTTGCTTTTTCCGTTAATCAATGGCAACACCCTTTTCATGTCGTTTGATGTCCACACGCGTTCTTCAATCTTTTGCAACGGAACTTTTTCAGTCAATTCAATTGAATCATAGGACGTGATGACCATTTCCATTGATGGGAATTCAATGTTTCGTGTGTATTCCGCGACAATATCCGACGCGCTTGGTGTATCTTCCGACTTCGCCAATGAAACGGCGGTTTCTGCCTTTTGTGTCAACAATGCGCCCAAATGTCCTTTGGCGTTTCTGTCGTTCTTATTCTCATGTAATACGACGGAAATGTGGCAATCCTTTTCCGATGTCCATTGCAACAACTTGGATGCGATTTCCGTGGCTTCTTCTTCATCGTTCACCCCTTTGGATGCCAAATCAACAATCCCGTCAATGACAACAAAACCCAGATTGTCAAACGACTTCATGACGTAGTCCGTCAACTTCATTCGCTCTTTGTTGGTCAACAATCCGCGGAATCGGTAATGTTTGAAATTAGGAATGTTGACACGCGGGTCCAATCCCGCCATTGTCAAAATCCTTTTTTTCGCACGCGCTGAATGCCAATCGCCCATTTCCGTGTCAATGTAAATGTTCACGCGGTCATGAACGTGTCCACGGATATGATTGGAAATCGTATTGGTCGACACGGCGGCGGCCATCAATGCCGACAAAAAATAACTTTTGCGCGATTTGGCTTTCCCTTGAATCAATGAAAAATTGCCCATCGTCCCGAACACATATTCATCGCCACCGAAATGCAACGTGATGGCCTTGTCTGGTTCTGCAACCTCAACCGATGAATCCACTTCCAACGACTGCAACAACGCCGCCATTTCATCCAATTGTTCGGGTGTGGCGTTCTCGTAATCAAACAACGCATCGTCCGACACTTTGCGCGATTCATTTGATTCGCCGAATCCTTGGTCGCGCAAATCTTTGATTGCACTTTTGAAATCACCATTGTGACCCAATACAACAAAACATTGGAATGCGTCGTGTACCTTTTCCGCCTCGAATTGTGTGGATGTGGTGAATGGGAAAAACGCGCCCGAATCTTTAAAGATTACGCCCGATGTTTCCGATGTTGTTTCGCCCGGTCGCAACAAATACGTCATTCGTGCGTTTTCCCGAACGATTGTCCATCCGTAATGCAACAAGACATCCAACGTGGTGTTCGTCGCTCTAAATTCGCCCCACGGCGTTGAATCGTCCGAATCGTTATCCAATACCGATTCCGTCGGTTGATTCTTTATTGGTTCGGGTTGCGGAATGGTGGCGTCCATCATTTTGGCGCACATCCAAATCACGTTCCGTTCGTCGGGGCTGACTTCAACGACGTCGGTGATTTTTCCAAGTATTTTATAACCCTTAGTTGGCCAAACAACGATTTGACCACCCTTTCCGCGTGTTTCGAATATTACTTCGCCTTTGCTATTCTTTGCTAACTTTTCGTTTCCCGCAATTTCCGAACATTTGAAAATCCAATGGAACCCGCCCGATTGCGTTTGTTGGATAATCATTTTATTGATGAGGTCGGGCGCGTTGTCCTCAATCAATTCCTTGAATTCATTGTATTCGTCACCCTCAAAATATTTGGCGTCGATGTCCAAACATTGGATTCCATCGAAACCCATGACCAAGCCAATGCCGTTGGTCTTATCGAAAACGCTGAAATCTTCAATTGGTTTTTCCGCGTGTTGTTGCCATCCTTTCAGCAATGGCCGTTTTGAATTACGAACCAATGGAATTGGGGAAAATCCGTGGTCGCCATATTTTTGGGCAATCTTTTTGATGTCCATTCGTTTTTTGCTCTTTGTTGTGTGTTATCTAATCAACGCCCAATTGTCACAATTGCGCGAATATCTTTTGGGCGTCAATGTAATTGATTTTCGCCCCTTTAATTCCTTAAAAGGAAAAATGAACCAACGGCGATTCACCACGTCATAACAGATGACAAAATCAACGTTTTGATATTGGTCGAAAACGCAAGTGATTTCCGCGTGGTGTTTCTTGATGTATGTCGCCGACTTCACTTGTATCGTCACGAAACGATTCCCGCGGAACGCTATCATGTCAACTTCCGATTGATGGACAAAAGGAAACGCAACGTGCCAATCTCTTTGAATCAATTCGGCGGCACATCGCAATTCCGCCAACGCGCCGTTTTTGTGGTTGTCGTGAATCATTTGATTTTTGACAAATAGTCATCGTAGCTTTTCGCGATGAAATACACGCCACCAGAATCATTGATTTCCTTTTCAATTTCCTTTTGGTCGGCGGATTGTCGGTCCTTCCCGATTTTCACTTCAATGCCGTAAAACTTGCCGTCAATGATTCCAATGATGTCGGGAATGCCTTTCCGCTGGACGCCCTTCCGATATACGTTCCTTTTCTTATCGTACACCGCGCCGTTGTTTATACGATATGCAACGCCACCGCGGACGTGGTACATGTCCCAAATGATTGTTTTTGTCAAATCATTGGCGGTGGTGTCTTTGAACCTTTGTTTTACCAATGCGTGCGGTGGCAACATTGGGTGTTTTTCGGCTTTCAGTTCGTCGGCTAATTTGCCCAACTCTTTTAAATTCTTGGGAATCCAATTCATTGTTGATTCTTTTATTGGCGGAATGCTCAATCATTCTTATGATGTGTTCTTTGTCCAATGCTTTGAAATGTTCTTTGGCAAGTGACCAACAAACACGTTCGAAATCATTCAAGTATTTGTCGCTCATATTTTTGAACTTTATTCCAGAATTCTAAATATTTCATTTTGCGCATTTCAATTTCCATTTCAACGTCTGGGTCGTTGCGATGGATTCGGAAAATAAACAATTTTTTTTGAATGCGCGGGTCGAACGAAACGAAATCCATCCATTGCAAAGAATCAATCACAATAAAATAGTGCATCACTTGCGGTTTGTATTGTGCAGGAATCTTGTTCATTCTCAAATATTCAACGTGCTTTTTCGTTGACGGACATTTGATTTCCACGCCGCCAATTGGGACGTCCTTTTCATAGACCAGCGCGTCGGGACTGATGGCCAAAAAATCATGCTCGTCGTGAATGCAAAACCCGATTTCCCTTGCATCGTTTCCCGTTCTCATTCTGTATTCATCCAACGCCACGGGTTCCATCAAAATGCCGTGTTGCATCGCTTGCGTTGTTGGTGATTCTATGATTTCACCCGACAATCGTTCGGCGATTAACTCATCGACAAACGTCAAATTGTTTGACTTGAAAATGTTCGCACATCGCGAACCCGTAATGACACCCAAACGCATTTCGAACCATTCGCGTGACCTTTGTTCAACATTCTTGATTTTCATAAATCTTGATTGATTATTTTGTTTAATTCTTCAATATCGTGCAATTGCGAAACCCTCAAATCATAGGACGCTGCGCGATATGTTAAGACCGACCCGTTGTCCAAAACTTTCTGTTCACCTTTTGCCATATACGTGGCGTCCTCGAAATACATCTTTTTGGACCGCCATCCGCAAATGGTCGTTTCATTGTTCCTTGTGTTGTGATGGCAAAAAACATACATGTGGACGTTGTATGATTTTTGCGTTGCGGCGATGTTGACTTGAAAATGTGGTCGAACCGCTGAACGTGTCGCAATCGTTTTCACGTCAATCGTCATTCCATTCCTTGCAACAATATCCACGCCGTCGTCAAACCCTTCTTTGCTTCGATATTCTTCGACATCAATTCCAAGATATTGGCGGACGACATATTCACCCAACAAACCAATGTATTGGTCTTTTCGTGACCCATCAAAATGACCGCGGTTCGCAAGACTATTACGTCCCAAATATTTCCAAATGCGGGCGCGTTGTTCTTCTGGTACAATCACCGAAATCATGCGTGATGTTTTTTGCAGTGTTCCTCGAATAGTCGTTCACCAACCGCGCCCAATAAAACTTTGGCGGACATGATGCGTTTCCGTTCTTCCATTCCTTGACGCCATTTTGAATGGTCGTCGCTTCTTTCAAAATGCCAATCGTGTTGTTTCAGCATTTCAATGAATTTTTCTTTTGTCATTGTTCAATCTTTTTCGATTCCGTTTTCTTTTAAATCACGATAACACAATTCAATCATGGTCATCGTTTTATTGGGGCAATTGCAATTCATTTCAAAGTGATTGTCGGGTGTGCGTAAACATAAAGCAAAGCCAATACACTAAATGCAAACATCGCTATCGTAAACGCTAAAAGGTAAAAAAGAATCTTTGTGGCTTTCTCTTGGTCAGTCATTCTCTTTGGTTTTTAAATAAACCTCATATCTTATGCGAAATTCTTCTTCTGGATTAAAATCCATTTCTCTATCCGCACCATTTTCAGCAAGTTCTAAATTTATGGAATCTTTAAACTTATCGAACCAATCGTCATATTCTAAAATATTACTCATTCTATTTGATATTAAGATTCGACAAATTATCCAACGCATCCCCAAAATCAACACCAGCGATTTGGCGTTCTGGTTCGCGGTGTTCATCGACCACCATTTTCAACGCGACCAATTCTTCCAATGACAAATTCAAAATCATTTCAACTTGACCTTGAATCGTCGTCATCAATTCTTCATCCGTGGAATCCAACGCGCCCAATGGACCGCGAATCGCCCGTTCGATTTCCGTTTCCAACCGCCCCATCATTTTTTTGATGTTCTGGCGGTACAATCGTGTTCCCTTCATCGTGTCCATCTGTTCCAATGTCGCTTGGTACAAAGCCACCAACTTGATGGCCTCTTTGAATGTTGTGAATCGTTTCATCAAATAATCATGTTTTTAAAAATATGACTTATAACATCAACCGTCCATCCATTACCAAGCATTTTGTATCGTTGTGTTTTACTTACGTAATTTGTATATCCAATAGGCACGGTTTGTAGTCGTTCGCATTCTGTTGGCGTAAGCATACGGTGTGCCTCCCTATCTTCGTGCAAATATGACTCACTAATGCTTACCGCAGGTCTTGAGCTTCCGTTTAAGCCTTTCCAGTAAACAGAAGTTAAAGTGTTAAAAATGTTTACTTTTTCAAATCTTACTCGTCTTGGGTTTAATTCAAGCTTGCATTGTGTAGCAAATCCCTTACCGTCTATAAAATCACTTATATCCCATTCTTTTTGTTCAGGTTGGTTTACTTTAATGTTAGTCCAATACAACCTTTTTCGGTTATGTGGTATAAACTTGCTACTACTTATTTCTATCGGTTCACAACCTAAATAATCGCTAATTACATCTTGATACTCTTTTTTCATTTTCACGTTTTCAAGTAAGAAGTAATCAGGCTTTGTTTCTTTTAATAGCCTCACAAATTCAAAGAACAGCTTGCTTCTTGGGTCATTAAAATTTAGTTGCTTACCTGCAAAGCTGAATCCTTGACAGGGACTTCCACCAAATAACAAATCAATCTTTGGTAAATCCACTGCCTTAACTTTTGTTACACTTCCAATCTGTTTAGTGTTTGGGTAATTCTTTTGTGTTACTTGTATAGCATACTTGTCAATTTCGGATGCAAAGTAATTATCATATTTAATTCCTAATTTGTTGAGTGCTATTTGTCCGCAACTCATTCCATCAAATAAACTTAATACATTCATATTTTTAAAATTTCAACCACCTTTTGCGGCGTTGGTATTTCCTAATCAATCGTGCGTTGTTGTTTAATAGGTTCACAACGTCGTCGTTCCATTGCGTTGCGCTGGCCACCAACATCGTGTTCAATGAATCCCATTGCAATTCAACGATGTATCGGTCGACAAACATTTTGTGACGCCTCTTTCGAATTATCCTTTTAAACATAGGCGTCCAACTTTTCACGCAACGATTCGTTTTCACGTTGCAGTTCATCGACTTGTTCCGTCAATTCGTGAATCTGTTCTTTTCGCAACTCGCGTTCCTTCTTCGCGTGTCTTGCGCGGTCATCATATTCCGCCAACACTTCCATCAATCGTTCGTAGATTTCAACGTATTGCGGCAACATCATGAATGATTCATGATTCTTGAAATGGTGCAAAATGGTGGCGTGGTTCTTTTCGAAGAATTGGCCAATTTGCGTCGCGGAATAATATCCGCGACACACATTGAACAACGCCGCCCGTGGAATGACGACGGCTTCCTTTCTGGTCTTTTCCATTGCGTTGACATTGTATTCGTCGCGCAACACCTTGACCATTTCTTCCATCATCATAATTGGTCTAACGTTCATAACTCAAACAATTAAAATGGTAAATCATCATCGTTGTCAAACGCTTGCGACGCCGTGGCCACTTGCGGTTTGTTTGATGGAACGGGTGCGGATTGTTCATCCGTTAATTCGGGCAAATCTGGTAACCCTTCAAACAACGCGTCGGAATCCGTGACCGCGTATTCAACCAAATTGGTGATGACGAACGCCGACAACCAAATGGACAATCCTTTTTTCCCTTTGTGTTCCCATTTCTTAATCCACACGTTGGCGCGAATTTCACTTCCGTCACCAATCAATCCGTCGAACGATTGGCGGTTGGCCAAATACGCTTTCGGGATGTTGATGGACTTAATCTTAACGACGGGAACGTCGTGTTTGAAATTACCTTGCGGGTCTTTGGCACGAACGTGTTCCAAAATTCCAAGGTCGGTCAATTGCTTGATGGACGCTTTGTCCAACTCAAGGTCGCAACCATACTTTTCCGACATCTGGTCGGGTCCCGATTCATTGGTCATTCGGGCATACTTCACAGAACCCGACAAAATGGTTCCGTGTCCTTTTGCAAAATCTACTTTTGCCATAATTAAAAAAATGTTATTGACGCCATCATTGTTGTGTTGATTCGGGGCGTCGTTCCGAATCTTTATTGATATTGAATTGGCAAATCTGGCGTCGTGATGTGGTTGATTGCGGAAAGCAATCCAGCCATCAACACGAAAACCATCAATGTCAAAATTGTCAAAACGATTGGGGGGTAGTTTTTAAGAATCCAATTTTTCATTTGCTCTTTGTTTTTGTTTACCTCATTAGTTGTGCAATCTTTGACGAAATACATTCGACCTTTATTTGGTCCGTATCTGTCCAATCTTTTGTATTTCTTTTTTCAAGTAAAGATTGTAATTCGTTTGATAGTTGTTTGATTGTTTTCATTTGCTCTTTGTTTATTTAAAATATTTATTGAATGCTTTTTGGCTTTTGATTTTTACAAATTCAAATTTTGAAAAGTAGACAACGATGCCATCGTTGTGGATTGCAAAATCAAATGATTCGCCTTGCTTGAATTCAAAACCTTTTTTGGCTTTGACGTTTTTAATACAGATTACTTTGTCCATGTCTTTGCTCTTTGTTTTTGTTTAACAATGCTAATATATAACGAATAATTTAAATACACAATATGTGAACAAAAATAATTGTGAATAATGCAATAATAATCCATCACGCCAAATCTTGACATTCACTCACAAAAAATTTAATTTGGCCAAGTGGCTTTGCCCCTCGGGGAGGGGGCAGAACACATGGACAAATTAAAGAATAAATTTTTTCATAAAAATACAATCGTTTCTCTTGCTCTTAACGAATTGTTGTGTGAAAACCCAGACGAACCCATTTGGAACGTTTGGGTTTTTTTAATGGCATAAAAAAAGGGAACCCGATGGATTCCCCTTGTTTTGATTCTGGTTGATTTTATTTAGGTAATGATTTTATAAGTTTTAATATATCTCTAGAATAGTGGCAAGTATTCCATGAATAGTAGGTGTCTGTTGTGTCCATATGTATACGGGTGCTTTCTAATTCAATAGATAATTTATAACCATCGTAAAATCTTGAGCCGCCGCCAGTAGAATAACGCAAGCCGCTTGCGCTTGTCGTTTTAGTACAAGAAGATGCATAAAATTTATGCTCGATATTTAACTCGTTTAATAATTCGTGAACTAAAGTAAGTTTAGGCATACGTCCCTTATCATTAGATTTAGCTGTTAAACGCTCTAAGGTTTTTTGTGATTTCTTAGTTAAATTCATTTTGTCTTTGTTTTTGTTATTACTGATGTAAATATATAACAATAATTTGAATTCACAAATTGTGAACAAAAGTTTTTTAAAAAAATAAAAAGGGACGTCCAAAAGAACGTCCCCACAACAACAAAACAATCGGTCGCCCGATTGTACGTTTTGCGCTATTTCGTCAACCTCATCGCCCAGATGATGACCAGAATGGACACCACCAACCAAAGAACCGTCATGGTCTTGCGATACCATTCGGGACCTTTTTGTTCTTTATAGATGATTCTGTCCACCATTATTTCATCCACGAAACGGATGGTGTCGGGTGGGCAAACCACATCAATGCGAATCGTGTCATGTATCTTTTGAACGCGAACGACCGCATTGTCTTTTTTGATTTCACGAACGATTGTGTCCCGAACGACCAATGTGTCCGTCAATCTTATTTCGTCCGTCACGAACGTTGTGTCGACTTTCACAATCGTGTCGTTCATGATTGTTGGGTCTTTTGCAATCGCACGCTTTAGGTGCCACGATGCACCACACGATTGAAGAACCGCGGCGAATATTACGACCCACACGAATCGCATTCGTCTTGATTTTCGATGTTGCATTGTTCTGGTTGTTCTTGGTTTTGTAAATCTTCGACCCATTCGTCGAAATCGGTTTTCACATTTTCCGTCATTGCTTCTTTTTTATTAGTGTTAAGATTGATTCGTATTTTTTAGACATCCCGATTTTGTTGTCACGATATAAGATGAACGCAAAAATCAACAACGTCAACATGATGGCAAAAAACAAAGGCACTAAGGTGAATTGCCATTCCGCAGATGCCACCCCGTTGTTGTCTTTTACACCGCCTTTGTAACTATCCTTATGGTCCTTATGAATATAAATGTACCGCATTTCTTTGGCGTCATAATCTACCGCGACACTATCTTGATAAGCACGCGCCCAATTGCGAACACTATCGCCGTAACTATTGGTTTTTTTCTGTTGCATATTTCACCCCCATGATTGTCCCAATGATAGAAAACGAATTGGTCAATAATATTCCAAACATATTCGACCACGCGTTCCCCAAAATTGTGGTGTCCTTTGACGACAACAAGGCTACCAGATACATAATTGTTGTAAGTGCGCCCACGCTCACAATGATTATCAATGCCACGCGAACAATCAATCCAATCAATTCGAATTGTGTTCGCTTTTGTAATATGTCCAAATCTTCAACGGCTTCGTCCCTCAATGATTCGGCTTCATTCAATGCGACTTTCAAATCTTGCATCAACGTTTCGTTTTCCTTTGCCGCCGTTTCCAATTGTTTGTTTTGGGATTGCACGCGCTTGGTAACGTCCAAACGCTTCTTTCGTGACGTGTTGTCCCGACGTTTGCATTCCTTCAAATACTCTTTGAATTCGTCGTCGTCGTCATCCACGCGAATCAATTTCAAAATGTTCCCTTCCAAAAACACTTTGTTTTGTTTGGAAATTTGAATCAATGCGTTGCGTGTGTTCCGCGTGACGTTCATTGGTTAGTTGTAAACCTTGAACGCGTTTGTCTTTTTCACATAGCCATCGTAATCGGAAACGAATTGTTCCAACCGCGGTTCTATTTCGTCGCTCTTAATAATCCAGAATTGTGCGCCCACGGATTTGGCTTTTTCAATCTCTTTGTTGTCGTCCGACGATGAAATGATTCCGATGACCACGCCGTTGCCATAATCGGTGTTGATTTTACGAATCAATTCAATGCCGTCAAATGACGAACCAATGATGTTTAGGTCTACAAATACACATTCGGGTCGGGCGTTTTTGTCGTTGCCTTCAAACCATTCTTTGAACAATCTGTCGGCCTCATCCGATGAATTCAACGCTTCCAATGATAAGGTCATGTCAAGCAACGAACAAGCATCTTCAAAAACAAGGTGAAACAAATCTTCGTCATCGACCAGTAAAATTGATTTTATCATTGTATGTGTATTCTAATTTTGGTTCCTTGTTCTAATTTTTCCGCGGTGATTCCGAACCCGTGTTCGTCCATGATGGCGACACAAATGTTCAATCCCAATCCCGTTCCATTTTCTTTTTGGCCGTCGCGTCGCGTGTACGGCTTCGACAATTGTTCAAAATCGGATTGCGACATCCCGCGCCCATTATCTTCAATGACCAACGTGGAATCGTTTTCCATATACAAAGAAACCACTTTTGTTGGGGCGTCATTGTACTTCAATCCGTTCCGAATAAAATTATCTATCGCGGTACAAAATAAAGAATCATTGACGTCGCACACAATCAAATCGTTCAAAATGACTTGTTTGAAATATGCCGTCGCGTCCAAATAATTCGTCAAGATTTCCCGTAAATCGTGCGGGTTCTTTTCCAATTGGGAATCCAATTTCACAAGGTTGGTGAACTCTTTAACACCTTTATAAACGCGTTGTGTGTGTGTCAATCCTTCTTGAATCATTCTTATTGGCGCGCCTATCTTCATCGTTTTGATTTGGTCGTCGGTCAACCTACGTTTCAGCGAACCCAATCCGCGGGGAATATATGTGTTGATTCCCGAATGCATATCGTGGCGCAAAATCTTTGCGGCGTGTTCCAGATACGCGTTCTTTTTGCCGACCTCGATTTCAATGTTCTTTTTGTCGGTGATGTCGGTGGCAATCTTTAAAACGCGATATGTTTCCCCATAGGGATTTTTTATTGGATTGTAGTTTCCGTAAATCCAAACCAACGCGCCCGATTTTGTTTTCCGAATGAATTCACCAGACTTGATTTTTCCACGCTTTAAATCGTACCAAAATGAATGATATTTTGTTGAATCGAAATCATGTGTTGTGGTGAATTGTTTGTGTTTGGTTCCGATTAACTCGTCGCGATTGTACCCCATGACGTCGCAAAAAATATCATTGCACGAAACGATTGTCCCATCCAATTCGAATTCAACCAACATGTTTGATTCGTTGATTGCCGACAATGTGTCGTCAATGGTTTGGAATTTGTATCGTGTTTGACGAACGAATTCAACGACAACAAAGAAGAAAAACGGCATGAACAAAACAACCGACAACCAACCAATCAATGTGGTGGTGTGTGTTGTTTCTTGATACCCGATGACCAATGCCGTCTGCATTGCAAAAAAACAAATCATGATTGCAACGGCAATGGCCAAACATATTTTTGACGCAATCGATAAACGCATCAATCATTTTTCTTGTTCATAATATACCAGCGTTGTAACGTGTACCCGATGGACGCAAAAAGCAAAACAATTTTCAACGTCGATTCAATGTTGGTGAACGTGACCGCCATGGTCAACGTGTTGATGGTGTACAATTTTAGGTCGTGGATTGACATGGGTTATTTTTTAGAGGATGAAAACTTTTCCAACCCCGCGATTCCAAACGAACCCAATGTCACGATGACGAATGAATTGTAAATGAATTCATTGATTGAAACGTTGGTGATTACGTCAATGAACATGACGAACACCATGACCGCAAATGATAGGAAACCAATGATTGTTTTTTCGTTCCAATCGTTGTCGTTCTTAAATATCTGGACAAATCTTTTCATTTATTCTTCTGCTTTTGGTGTTGGTTTGGATTTCTTTGGCTTGGATTTTTTAGGTGTTCCAAATTCCTTTTGAACGTCGAATGACGGACACGCCTTGTTTGCAAACTCATTGTGTCCATGAACGGACGCGTCGGGATATTGTTCGACTAAACGGCCAATGATGGTGTTCAGCGTTTCCCGTTGTTCTTCCGTGCGGGTGTCTTTCGCTTTCTTGTTTTTATCAATGCCGCCAACGTAGCAAACATGAATTGAATTTGCGTTGTGTCCTTTGACGCCCGCGCCCATCTGTTCCATCGGTCGTCCGACCTTCAACGTTCCGTCCAACTCAATCACAAAGTGGTAGCCAATATTTCGCCATCCACGCCCTTTGACGTGCCATGATTTTATCGTTTCCATTTTTATGTCGCGACCTTCTGGTGTCGCTGAACAATGGATAAATATTTTGTCAATCTTTCTCATAATATTTGAATTAAATTTCTGGAAACCAATCGTCACCCAACGATTCCACCAACGTCAATTCCGCATCATATTTTTCATGCTTTAAGATTGCGAAATCCGTTCCGTTTGGATGTTCGTGTATTATTGCCCAATTGATGCCCCTATCTTGGTTGTAAGATTCGCCAATCGTCACTTGATTATCGTAGTCTAAACATTGTTGATATGTTCCAATAAAATAACTCATTAGAGTGTAAATACTGAATAAAAATTGTTGATTTGTGTGATGACGTTTGACGATGTGTTTTCTTGGTCGTTATCGTAAATAACAAACTCTTGAATGTATCCATCGTAATAAGAAACACTACTTCCAAGTTTTTGAATCTTAACATCGCCCGTGCTTGTTGTGGATGAAATGTCGTAGGTGTTATTATTCATTTTAGCTAAAAATGAATTTTCCGAATTTCTACCACCGAACCAAATTCGTTGATTATCATAGGGCAAATTAAGCGTATATAATTTTTGCGTTCCCGCTAATTTTAATTGGAATCTAAAACTCAATAAAGTGAAATTACTTGATTGGTTAGATGAATCAAAGCCCCTTCCCGAATTGGTGTTTGAATTGACTTGATAAAAACCCATTGCACCGCTTATGATATGCTCATTATTCACTTGCATAAAGTCCGTGCCATCATAGTATACGGCGGGCTTATCATTTACTTTCAAAATTTTTGTTCCGTTGTGTATTTGCGGCATTGCGCTGAAAGTGGTTTGTACCATATCCTCACCACTACCGCTTTGGTCGTATATTTTAGAAACAAAAACGGGGTCACCGTTTGCCGATGCAATTGTATTGATTGCGGATTCGTCCAATACATTATTAGAAAAGCCAATGTTTGTGAATGTTTCCCCATCTTGCGTCACCTCTATACAATTCCCTTCATAGGTCGACGACAATTTCCGCATTGAATATCCAGCCAAAACACCCGTTGAATAATCGTCAAACAAATAATCAAATGCGGGTTGAACTTGCGATGTTGACGCGCTTGTTGCCGTCACGCTTCCTTCAACATTTGTCGCGGTTTGACTTACTCGGAAATATTTTGTTTCATCTGCGGAAATCAAAACATAAGTGGTCGACGTTGCGCCACTAATATCCGACCAACCCGAAACGCCATTGTCACTTCGTTGCCATTGGAATGTTGATGTTGGCGTCGGTGTTCCCGTTGTATTTCCAGCGGTTGCCGTTAATGTTTCGCCAACCTTTGCCGTTCCGCTTATTGTCGGATTTGTTGTGATTGCTGGCGCGCGATTTAATATAACAGTTAAAGACAAAGAAACCGCCGACACGGATTCCAACGTCATCGCTTGTGGCGCAATGGTCGGCAATGTCAACGCTTGTGGCGCAATGGTCGGCAATGTCAATTCAACCGCCATGTCTTAAATCGTTACATCTTCAACAATGGTAAATCGTCCGCCCATCCACGTCGTCACGGATGAATCGGAAATCTTTGTCGCTTGCATATCGTAATAATAGACGCCCGATTCGATGTCCATATCCGATGCGGATTTTGTCATCGTCAAATTGCCCGACGCGTCCTTTGTGAAATCCGAATCCGTGAACGTCAACAAAGAAATGCTTGACGCTTGGTTTCTTTTCACTTGAACTTTGAACGTGTACAATGTCAAATCGATGGCGACCGCCGACGCGTCCGTCCAATCCATGTCCAATGAAAACGTGTCGTTCTTCATGCACGTCACATTCAATGTCTGTTTGATGTTTAAGTTTACGTCCGCCATTTGTGTGTCAATTTATTAAATCTTTTGCGTGTTTATTTCTCTTTTTTCTGGATGATGAACCAATTCGTTGAACCGCCAAACGTGTGTCCCATCAATGTGATTCCGTCAAAACTTCGGTCCATTTGATATGGTTCCGTTGCGCCGTCAATCGTTTCGCCCGTCTGCGGTGAAAGATGAATCTTCTTGTTTGCGGAAATGGTGGAATCTGTTTTGAATCGCAACAACGCCCCATCGACCGCCGACGGCAAATTGATGGTGTACGTTCCATTTTCGTCACCCGAATAATTGATGAAATTAGTGTGGTTCGTTATCGCTTGATTTTCCGAACCGCCCGCCGACGCGTCCACATCATTGATGGTTGTCGTCACGCTTCCCGTTGTTGTGAAATTACCGACATAAGTTCTATTCAATGTTGATGTTCCCGCGACGCCCAACGTTCCGCCAATGGTTGTGTTGTTGGTCACGCCCAATGTGTTGGTGTTCACGTCAGTTGATTCAATGCCGTCAAAAGAAACGTTGCCCGTGTTCCCGTTTACATTGGAAAAATCATTCAACCCCGTGTCAATGTTTACGTCGTCAAACGTTGGTGTTATCGTTGCCCGTTCAATGACAAACCATTCACCCGACCATTCGTCCAAATTGGCGTTGAATGTTCCGCCCAATTGAATCCATTTTCGTCCGTCAAATGTCAATCGTTGTCGGAAATCATGGTCGGAAAAAATGCGCCCTTGGTATTTATTCACGGGTTCATTCATCAATCTTAAAAATTCCTCACAAACCAATCGTTGAATGTCTTTATAGGAACCCGAATTGTTGCGTCGCCAACCGCTATAAGGAACCTTCAAAATCAACCCGCCAACCTCTATTCGGTCAACCAATGAACCGCGTTCCCCTTGACCCGTAAAAATCACCGACGTTCCCAAATCGTAAGAAACAGACCCGTTGATTTGTGCGTTTGGCGATACGGCGCGAACGCGCGTTGTTTGATTTTGTATTGAACCGAATGATGTCGTCACGTCGGACAACTTCATTTTGTACGTTGACGAATTCAAAACCGACAAACCGCGAACGGAACCATTCGATTCCACGAAACCCACATTGTCCCAATTGACGGACATGTCGCCATCAACGGGAATGATTGGCGTGGTGATGGTCGTCGGTCCAACAATCTGTTGAACATCTGGTGTGTTGCCCAATGTAACTTGCGCGGAAAATTCTTCGAACTGACCAATCAAGATTTCATATCCCGAACCCGATTGTGTTGTCGTCCATTCGGGTGTTGATGGCGTGGTTCCCGTGAATGTACGTTTTAAATAGTACGTCACATTGTTGTTGAAATCAAACAATTCAACATTCAATTTCAGTTTTGCAAAAATCGGATTGTTGTTGATGTTGGTATTTAACACCAACCGAATCGTGTGGTTGAATCTCAACGTGATTTGATTGTTCAACGCCGACGACACCAATCCCAATTCCAAATCTGGGTCGTTTGAATTGTCCCAAATAACGCCCGTCATCGCCTTGGGTTCCTTGTCCAATGTGATGGACACATCGTTCACCGCGGGCAAGAAATTGAAAATGTTTCCCGCCAACCGCGCTTTGTTTGTCGTTTGGTTGATTGTTTTTCCGTAAGAAAGACCCGACGTTTCGCCAATCTTCGTTCGGTCTTTTTTATATGTGTGTTCCGTGAACGACCCTTTTCGTTCAAACAATTGTTCCAATCGATATTGGCCGTTAGAATAATAGAAACGCAATCCAAACAACGTGCAGATTTCCGACAATATATCGTGCCAATTTCTGTTTGTGTAAAACCCTTCTTCGTCGATTGTGTCGAACGCGTGGAAATCCAAAAACGTTTCGTCCAATGGATTGTTGTTGGCATTGTAGGTCATTTCTTCCGCCCACCAATCACAAACGACCGCCAAAATCGGGTCGTCGGTTCCATATATTCCAGCGAATCCAACTTGGTCAATCGCGAAAATAAATTGATTTGTGAACTTCTGGAAAAACGATGTTCCGCACAATGTATCTTTCAACTTTGAAATCCCGTCCGTCGCTTGAACTTGCAAAACATATGGTTGCGGGGCGTCCTCAATTTCAATGATGTCTTGCGTGATATATCCCGCCCACCAAAAAACTTCCGACCCTTCAACGCCGCGGTGAATCTTTATATAATATCGGTCTTGTTGGTATTGCTTTAGGTTGGAAATGAAATCGGTTGTTGCTGAATCATTGATGTACATTCCAAACGATACGGACGACCCAATCAATGGGGAATAAATATTGTCCGTTGCGCCCGAATAAGTTAATGTGAACCCATCGGAAACAACATTGAATTCGTCGGGTGATGAACCCGAATAATCTTCGTCCCAAATTTCTATTTTGTAATATTCACCCGAATCCGATTTGAATTCCGAAAATAGTTTGATTGCCGCCATATATTAAAAACCTCTTTGTCTGGTCCTTGTTCTTTGTGCGCGTTCGGTCGACAACAAGATGTCGGAACCACTCAATCTTCCGTAAACTTCAACCGCGCCGTTGCCACCAAATTCGTGCAATCTGTCCAATGGGATGACGGCTTCCGATTGTCCACCCTCACCGACCATTGCCAATGTTGGTCCCGTCACGATTCCACCTTCGGCCAACATTGGAATGTTTGGCATGAATCCCGCGACGGATTGCATGGTTCCGAAAATGTCGCCAATACCGCCCACACCACTAATTCCGCCAATGGCCAAACGAACCGCAACCGCCAACGCAAACGCCGCGATTGCCGCCGCCGTGAATTGAACTATCATATCACGCAACATGGAAACCATTGATTCTTTGAATTTGCCAAATCTTGTTTCGCCTTTTTCCAATTCACCAAATGCAACAACCAGGGATTGGGCGAAAACATTTTTCATGGCGTTTCCCGCTTGAACTGCCAACGCCGTGAAATTCACCATTTGACGACGTGCGTTTTCCATCATTGGGACGAACCCCGATTGGACATCGAACGCGACTTTTTTGATTGGTAATGCCAACAACGCTTCCGCCGTTCTTTTGCTTTCATTACCCAACGCGCCCGTTTCTTCACCCGCCAAATCCATTTCATCGGATAATTCACCCAACGATTCGGTCGTTTCTTCGGTTTCCTCTTTGAACAATCCTAAATCTTGTTTGATTTCGGTGACGACTTCGCCAATGGATTTGAACGCGGGAACCGCCGTTTTTTCCATTTTCTCGAACGGCGCAATCATGATAGAATCCATTCCGAACAATTCCGCCGCTTCGTTGAATTTACTTATCAAAGAATTGACCGCGGGAATCACGGCGTTCACCATGCTCGCAATGGCATTTCTTGCCGTTGCGCTGAATGCTTCAAAATTATAGGCGACGTAAATCACACCCGCCGCCAATGCCGCAATCAATGCCACAATCAATGTGATTGGTGACATCAAAATGTTTGTTGCTATTGCCAACCCGCGTGTTGCGATTGTCTGCAAAATTGTGGCGTTTCTTAACACCACCAACCCGCGGGCAATTCCGCCAATTGCAAAAATCACGGGGCCAGCCGCCGCCGCGAGTCCAGCCAAAACAACAATCGCCGTTTTTGCGCCGTCGGACATTCCGTTCAATTTACTTGCGGCCTTTGCTAAAAATTCAATCAATGGAACGATTGCCACCGCGACGATTTCACCGATGGAAATTCCCAATCCTTCCATTGCAGATTCCAAACGCTTGGATGCCCCGAATGCCGTTGAACCCATTGTGTCGGCCATATCTTGAGCCGCGCCCGCTGAATTTTGCAACGCTTCGGTTGTCGGTGCAATCTGGTTGACGCCTTCAGCCAATACCAACAACGCGGATTGTGCCGAACGTCCGACTTCATCTTTTGCATCCGCAAGGTTCAACCCTTGTGCGGCTAAATCTTGCAAGGCTTGCGCCGTCGGTTTGCCCGTTGCGCCAATTTCGGAAATGATTCGGCGCAATGCCGTTCCCGCTTGGCTTCCTTTTATACCAGCATTCGCCAACACCGCCAACATCGCGGACGTTTCTTCCAACGACATCCCCGCGGATTTCGCGACGGGTGCAACGAACTTCATGGATTCCGCGAACGTTTCCATGTCCAACGCCGACGAACTGAATGACATCGCCATCACATCGGTGACGCGTCCCGTTTCGCTTGCATTCATTCCAAACGCCCGCAATGTTGAACCCGCAACTTCCGCCGCGCGTGCCAAATCTGTTCCCGATGCTTGCGCCAATGCTAATGTTGCGCCCGTGACTTTGGTGATTTCGGTGGCGGTGAAACCAAGTTTCGCAAATTCGGTTTGTAAAGTGGCCACTTCACGCGCTGAAAACATCGTGGATGCGCCCAAATCTTTAGCGTTCTTTGACAACGATTCGAATTCTTCAGCGGTCGCACCCGATACGGCTTGCACCTTGGCCATTTCCGCTTCAAAATTCTTGAACACATTGAACGAAATCGCCCCCAATGCCGTGATGGGCGCGGTCAACTTCATGGACAAATTCTTGCCCGTCTGTTGCATCTTGCGACCCATGCGGTCCATGGCGCGTTCGGCCTTGTTAAGGTTCGTGCGGAACGGCTTGATGTTCGCCGTCAATCTAAAATTTAAACTACTTATGCCCGCCATTTGCCTTCGCTCGTTCTTTTCGTTGGTTGATTACGTCTAAAATTTCCCCACGCGTCCAAACCTTGCGGTCCTTCTTCGCTTCTTTTTCCCACGGAAACACAATCAAATCTTTTGCCTTGATTCTCTTTTTTGTGTGTGGGTTCAACAAAATCGTTGTCATCCAACGCGTGCGTTCCCATTCCGTTTGTTCTTTTCTGCTTTGACGTTCGTTCCAACCCTCGACCAGATTCGCCCACTCGCGTGGCAAAAGGTCATAAAATTGGGACGGCATCAAACCCACTTGACCGAACGCGAACGATTCCAATGTGTCCCATGTGGCAACGTCCGTTGATTGTTGACCCGTTCGGTCAATTACTTTTTTTCCGTCTTGTTTGCGAATTGTTGTTCAAAAATGTCGAATGCCTTTTCAATCAACATTTCATCTTCATCAATCCAATCCGCAACGTCGGCGACATCATATCGGAACGGCGTTTTTTCTTTCCGCGCCCCGTCTTTAAATCCGCAAAACATTAGCGTGATGGCTTGGTCCAACGTCATGTCGTCACCCAATGATTCCAATTGCGCCAATGTTGTTACCGTCATTCTTGAGAATTCACGCAACGCGTTGAATCCAAATCGAATCGGGTGTTTTCTTTCACCAATTTCAATGATGTGTGTCATGTTCTTTTTGTTTTGTTGTTGTTAAAAATGGGAACGCCCGACGGACGTTCCCCTTGTTGTTATGATACCGACGCTTGCGTCAATACGCCCGTGCCCGTGAATCCGAATGAAAAACTGACATTTTCTTCAACGCCCGCCTCTTGTTCGTAAGAAACTAAATACGCGTCGCCCGTGTAATCTATTTCACCGCTTGTTGCTGAACCGAATTTCACTTTCACCAATGTGCGGTTTGATAATAGGGTGAACAAATCGTCTGGTGTGTCGTAATCACCAGAAATTGAATAGGTGACTAATCCGTCGCCACTCAATGACCAATTTTTCAAACCTTCCAAATTTTCTTGCCACCCCGCTGAATCTTTGGTGGTGGTGTCGCGTGTTTCCATTGAAACACTTAATGACGCGCTTGTTGCACGTCCTATGATGTCGTAAGATGACCCGTCATCCTCGCTAATTTGAATCACAACGTCCGTTGAATTCATGATTGATGTTGCTGGCATAATTTCTACCTTTTATTTTTTACAATTTACTAAATCTAATCGCGTGACACTCGGAATTTCAAATCACATTGTGACCCGAACGTCCGTTCGTCATCGCTGAACAAATCGCGTTGTCCATCGAACATGCACGATTTTACTTTCACCCCGTCGATTGTTTCGTCCATCCTCACGAATGCACTTCGAATGTATTCAACGGCGTTTTGTGTGTCCGAATACTTGGTTGAAATCATAGTGATTCGGACGTCAATTTCGTCAATGTGTGAATCGCTTTCCTTTGACATTGTCGTGGAAATGCTCACCACCTCATAAACCGCGAACGGCGTCGCCTTTGTTTGTTCGCCAACAACGGGGAAAACGCGTCCACCAAACAACGTGTTCAAATTTGAATCGCTGGTGAATTTTGATTTGATGACTTTCCCAATCATATCCGTGCGGCTTTTGTTTGTTTATTTAAGAACGAACGCATCCGTCGTTTGAACTCATGTCCAACACCCGCGGAATTTTGCATCCGTGCTTTTCTTGCGAATCCAATGTTTGCGCCTTTGTACTTTCCGTTGTTCAAATATCCGTATTCAATGAAATGGGCAAACCAACCGCCTTTTTCTGGGTCTTTAAAACTACGTTTGACACGCGGTCCAACTTGCAACGATGCGAATGTTGAACCCTTGTTCACACGCGTGGTGATAATCCCCATCGATTTCCGCAATTGTCCTTTCGTTATTTCAGCGTAAACGCCGCCGTTTCGATACACGACAAATTTGTCGCGTGGATTCTTGCGTCCCCTTTCGGATGTCGATGACGATGGGAAATCGGTGATTCCGTCGCGATACGCTTTCAACATTGGTTTCAATGATGCCCGCGCAATGCGTCGAATTTGCGCCGTTGTTACGCCATCGTGTAGATTTTCCAACTCTTGGAATGCGCGTTCGAATTCCTTTTTGATGTCCTTTTCATCAAAACCGATGAACGCACCACCGCCGCCACGACCTTGGTTTGAACCTTTGATTCTTTGAAACGTATTGAACCCCATCAGTCTTTCAATGTTGTCACAATCTTCATGAACGATTCACGCGCGTCGGCGTTTAAAATCGCGTCGATTGTGTAGGTTTTTGAATTGTAGACAATGCGCCACGTTTCTTGAATTGCTGAATCATAGCGGATGAAAAAATGAACACGCTTTGTGGCGACCATCTGGTTGCCTTCTTCACCTTCCGTTCCGCTCTTTTCTTCGACCTTTGCCCATCGGGAAAATGCCGTTGAAAAGCCACCAACGTTTTGTCCAAAATCGTCAACCGATGTTGATTGATTTTGAAACTCAATTCGTCGGTCTAATTGTCCAGCATGGTCAATCATTAGAATGTGAATATTCTGTAAGGATTCCACAAATATTCCGACGCCGTTGGCAATGCCTTGACGCGGTCATTGCGTTGGTCGTACAAATCCGAAATCACCAACATCATTCCTTGAATCAATGGTTTGGGAATGGATGACACATCCGTCCCAACAACATATCGGACAATGACTTGATTGACGACACCCGCCGCGGCAAACCATCCCGCCGTCGATTGAATTCGTGCGGGTTCGCTTATCGTGTCAATAATGTATTGGTCGGACGTGATTGTCACTTCGGAACCTATTTCATCCACATATTTGACCGATGTGATTGATGCAACGGGACCGCGTGACAAATAAACAAGATTTGACAAATTTTCCCATCTGTTCATTGGGAATTTATCAAAGTATTCGTCAATCGTGGTTGTCACCAAAATGCGTCGCGTGTATTCTTCACACATTTGACGTGATGCCGTAATCAATGCCGAAATCAATGTGTCGTCATCGCTATGGTCAACGCGAAGAAAATTCTTCGCTTCACTCAATGTGATTGGTTCGGACGCCGCCGCCGTTACAATATCAAAGGCCATTTATCGTGTTTCTTTTGATGTGCTTTTCTTCACCGCTTTTTTCGCGCGTTTCTTCGGTGGTTCTGGGACCGCCTCACAAAGACCCGAATTCAAAAACTTTCGTGCTTCGGCTTCGGGTAAATCCACCACGTCATCAACGACGTGGTGGAATGTATTCCCGACAACCGATTGGTTGAACTTAACTTTCATTAAGCCTTACCAATAAGGTGTTTAATAGCGCGTGTATCAACGGCGTGTCCGTCACGACGGGCACTAACGAGATACCCGATTTCCATTTCGTCCATGTAACGTTCGTTTAAACGAATGATTTGAACACCACCCGCACGACGCACAACGTATTTGTCGAAATCTGCCGCAATCATTACTTTGTCAGTCGCGTCCAAATCTGTTTCCATGTCATTGTTATAGTACACATTATACCCGAACAATTTGTCTGGTTGTCCCGCCGTCATCGATGGGATGAAAATTGGAAAATCGTTTGAACTGCCCACGCCTAATTTTTGCAATAAGGCCATAATAGTGCCCGAACACATGAGGCCAAATGACGCTTTGTTTCTATAACTTGGGTCGATTGAATGGATAAGATTCAACACGTCGTTCGCTACTAATGCGCCCGATGTTGCAACCGTTGCACCCAATGTTGATTCGGCAACGATTCCTTTTGGTTTGCTTGACCCATCGCCCGTGGTGAAATCTGCGTTGGTTTTACGCGCGATTCTTTCGCCTAATGCTTCAACCAAGAATGAATCAAGATTGAAACCAGCGTCGTCAATCAATTGCTTTGATACACGAACTAAAGACGTGTAGTTGTAAGAACTGAACGCAACGTTTCCAAACGTCATGTCGGTTTCGCTTGTTGCCGCGCCTTCAGTAGCGATTGCCGCATCGTTGCCCGTGTCGTTCACGGTTGGGTAGTCTAACGGATTACCGCTTGCCGTGTCTAATTTTTTGGCCACTCTTTCAACCTCGCCCGTGAATTCTGTTGCAACGTCTAACACACCGCTGAATCCTTCGGGCACTAAGAAACCACCAGCCGATGGCGTGCTTGTCAATTGTGCGCGTTCTTCTGCGTTTAGACCCGCTAAACCTCTTTTCAGGTATTTACCGAAAATCGCCGTGCGTGATTGCTTTGGTGATGCTTCGCGTGCTTCAGCGTTTGCCGCCAATTCCTTTTTCATGTCCGCCGCACGTTCCAACGTTTCGATTTGCGTCATCATTGAACGCGCGTCGCTTTCCATTGCGTCGAATTTTTGTTGTTCTTCGGCGTTCAATGAACGACCTTCTTTTTGGGCGTTGTCAACAAGTGACATTGCACCCTTAATCAATTCGGCTCTTTGGCCTCTCAATTCGATGTTTTTCATCGTGTTAAATTTAAAATTTTACTTTTATACAAATAAATGTTGGACACTTCTTCGCCATCGTTTGAACCAGAATCAACCGCGTCGGTTGGTGTTGTTTCAATTGGTGGTGTTTCCGTTTCCAAATCGCGTTTCAATTCCGATGTCGCCATTTGGTACGCGGGCATTGCCACGGGGGAAACATCAATCAAACGTGATACTTTTTCAATAATTCGGTACGTTTTGCCGTCGCGTTCTTCCCATCTGTCTTGTTGGATTAGGAATGCGAACGACGATTGATTGATGTCGCCGCGCTTCATCAATTCGACCAAATCATTGGCATAAGTTGTATTGGGTAAATCGACTTCGTAGAACAAACCGCGTTTGTCCGTTCCGATTCTTAGTGTGCCACTTGACACACGCCCCAATAAATAATTTTCGTCATGGTTGTAATATGCGCGAACGTCGTCATTCATCACGTCGTCGAATGCGCCTTTTTCTATTTGCTCATAATACCCCATAAATTCGGAATCCGAATCGTAAACCGCGGCATAACCGCGAACGACGTTTCCGTTGTGTTCCATGCTTTCCATTCGGAATTCGCGTTGCTCAATAACGCCCGACGATTTCCGAACTTCAGCGTCAAATTTTTCCAATGAACTGAAACGATGCGCCACATTCAAAACGGGTTTTCGCTCAATGTAGGCATCTTCTTCGCTCGAATATCTAAACAACCGAATCAACGCCGCTGGGTCGTCACTTGTTCCGTTTACCTCAAAACCCGAATCCGCCTCAATCACGCCGTCGGTTTCCACTTGGATAATTCGTCCGTAAGCATTGCCGCCCGATGAATTCCATTTGACGAAATCGCCAACCGACAATTCGTCGGGTTCCGCGCGTTCTTCAACCAAGATTCCGCGAACACTTTCAACGACCGATGAATTGTTGTCGTAATGACGACCGATTTCCAATTCTTGAATCTTTGCGATTTTGCTTTCATCGTCACCCATAGCGAACACGCGTTCTTTTTCAATGCCATTCGCAATGGCGAACCCTTGCAAATATTCGTCGTTCTCGCGTGCGCTTATGATGTAAATTTCCGAACCTTTGTTTTTTTCTTCTTCAAAATACGCACGCCCCGCGTCCGTGTTCAATGTGCCGTCAAAATCGAACGACACTTTTTCCATTTCTGGTTCGTTGCTCATTTCCGATTTACCAAACGTGATGACGATTTCTTCATCTGTTTCAACTACGGATTTTATATGTCTTTTCTTTTCTTCCATTTGTTCAATCGTTCTTTTTGCCCAACGCAACATTGGGTCGCCGCCCCATGCCGCGTACATTATCGAACCGCAAATTTCCTTTCCATCCTCATCAAAAAACTTGCCTTGGTCGTAAACTTTGGCGCGTGATAAAAATGAATAAGTGCGAATCAAAACATCGTCCGAAATCGGGTCGCCCTTTGACAAAGTGTTGGCGCGTTGCCAACCCACGGGCGTTCCACAATCCGTTCCGTTTTCCTCGCGGTGTTTTAACGCTTTTGACGCATTATCTCGCGCCGCCTTTGGGTAATTATTCCACGGCATCGTTTGCGTCGTTTACGTTGGCGGAAACGTCCGTCATGTTCAGCGGTTGCAAATACACATTACCGCCGTCAATCGGTTCCATATTTTCAAAACGTCGAATGTCATTGGCGGACAAAAATCCCCATTGACGCGCGACGGCATAAGATTGGTAACGCGATTTAATATCACCACGCAACAATCCGTCCATTTCAAATCGGATGTAATAATCGGAATCACCGACAAACAATTTTCTGCTCAATTCGGCTTCCCATCTTTTCACCCATGGCAAAATCGTGTTTCTTTGGAACATGATTCCTTGTTCTTCGACATTTGCCCGCGTTGAACTTTGGTCCATAGAACCCAGATAAGCCAACGGCAAACGGAAAAATCTTGCTATATCTTCAACGCCAAATTTCCGCGTGGAAATGAATTGTGAATCTTGCGGTGAAACGGACAATTTGGTCACGTTCATACCTTCTTCCAATATGGCGGTTTTATGTGAATTATTCAATCCCGTGTTTCTTTGCGACCACGAACGCATTAATCTTTTATAGGCTTCGTCGCTCAATCTTGCTGGGTGTGTCAACACCGCTGAAATGTTCGCACCATTTCCAAAGAATGAACCACCGAATTGGTCGGCGGCCAATCCAAGGCCAATGGATTCACGCGCACATTCAATCACAGATTTCCCAACAACGCCGTCAAATCCTAAACCGACAATGTGAATCATTTCCGAATCGTCGAACGTTTCTTTGTCGTCTATCTGGTAAAACTTTTCATCCTCGTATATTTTGACCGATACGCGTTCGGGTGCAATCGGAATCAATTTGATTGGGTTTCCCGCGTTGTCGCGTTTGATTGCAATGAATGCGTTTCCGTGCAAACAAAGATTTGCTTGACACGTTTCGCGGAATGTGAAATCCGACATCAATTGGTTCGGTGTGTGAATCAATTTGTTGATGGGATGTGCGTCTGCATTGCGGACCATTCCGTCCGCCGATTGTTTGACGTGCCACGGCAATGTCGCCATCGTTTCCGATATTACACGAACCGCCCCAAATACCGCGGACAATTGCATCGCGGTGTTTTCAGTTACAGAAATCCCCGTTTTTGATTCATTTCCCGCGAACAACCATTCGGCGGGATTCGACAAATTTGTCGATGGGCGATTCGGGTTGTTACGAAATGCGCCCAATATTCGCCCAAACAAGTTTTGATTTTCGGCCATTCGGTTGAAAACGATGTTTTAATTGGGGACAAATTAAACAATCATCTGCAAAAAAAAGGGACATCCAAAAAATGAATGTCCCAAAACAAAAACAAAGACCGACACCCGAACGGGCGTGGTGGGTTAAATGGGTTTATGAATCGCCGCGTTTCGTTCCAATCGTTCGTTCAATGCCGAACGGCTAAACGTCACAATGCGGGCGCATTCTTTCAATACTATTCCAGCGGGCGAAATGGATTCGACCGAAAATTCTTTTCCCGTTCGCGTCATTTCAATAATGTCGCCAACGTTGATGTCATCAATTGGATTCATCTTGCGACAAATTACCAAATCATTTGTTGTTGTCGTGTGATACATAAAAAAAATATTTTCTGGTTCTTACCACCAAAACCCCCCGTTTGTTTCAGCGGGGGGCGTTGATGGTTGGGTTGGAATCAATATGGTTTTGATGTTTTCAAAATTTCGGGTAATCTTTCCAACGCCTCTTTTTTGGTTGAATATAGTGTGTCCCACATTCCATCGTTAGCGTCCAAATCTAAAGTGTCGGAAGTAATCGCCCAAATTAATGTACCAACACCACACCATTCAACCCATTCCTTTTCATTACTAATTTGAATGATGTGGCCGTTCCATTCGGTTTGGTACAAGCCTTTGCAAATTTTTGTTGTTTTCATGTCTTTTTGTTTTTGTTTGATATTCAAATATACATAAAAAACAATACAATCAACAAAACGTGAAAAACTTTTTTTTAATTATCCCCAACCGATTCGCAATCCGTCCAAAAGACATCCACCATTTCCCCGTTTAAAACCAAACGAATCGTGAATCCGTCGCCCGTTTCTTGCAACCACGGCGTGAATCCTAAATCAAATAACATCAAACCCAATCGTCTGGCATCTTGAATATTCATCATAGCATTCTAATTCCTTGCGATTCATAAGTGGACGAACCCGTCATGTCCTTGTTTTCCATCGTCATCATTTCACCCAACGCCATTATCATGGCAATGATTCCGTCAATCTTATCGCCCGCCTTTGATTTGCTGAATTTTACATTTTCCGCATCGTCCTTTTTCGTCACCACATTCGCCGCCATCCAACGCAACATTCCGTGACCGCCGTGATGCAACAATCGTTTTTTGACCAGAATTTCCGCATTCTTTATTGGTGACGTCATCGAAATAAATCCTTGACCAAACGGGTCCATTTCAACACCCGAGTCCGTCAATTGCTGAACCAATGAATTCGAATTCCATCGGTCAAACGCCACCGACTGAATGTCAAAGATTTCCGCACATTCCAGAATCTTCTTTTGAATGACATTGTAATCCGTGGAATTCCCTTCCGTCACAATCAATTCGCCATTACTTACAAACGTATCGTAAGACCCACCCGTTTGATTCCGACGGCGTTCGACCGCCGCTTCACTCACAAACAGAAACGGAACAATCTTGATGGATTCGTCGTCCATAGGAAACGCCAACACGAACGCGGTGACATCTTCAACGGCGGCCAAATCTAATCCGCCGTAACATTTGCGACCCTTCAGTTTTTCCAATTCCACAACGCCCGACGATTTCATCCATTCGTCGTCCGTAATCCAAGACGCCAAAGAATTCACCCATTGGTTCAAATGCAACTGACGGAATGCGATTTCCGACGACGGCAATGTCTTGGCCTCGCGTGACATCTTTTCGAAATATTCTGGTTTGATACTGATTCCAAAATTCGGATTCGCCTTTTTCCACGTTTCCAAATCATGGATGTCGTCGTCTGGTTCCGCCTCATATATCAACGGCAAAAAGGTATCGTCGTCGATGACGCCTTCGCCAACTCTTTTCCCATAGGAATACAATTCGTGACAAATGGAATTCGTGTCGAACACGCCCGCCGTTGTGATGGCAATCATTAAAGGTTGTGAACGTGCGCCCATAGACGTCGCCATCACATCCCACAATTCGCGATTTTTCGCCGTGTGTAATTCATCGTAAATAACGCAATCTTCACCCCCCGAACCGAAATTCGGGGGGTTAACCACACGACGCATTCGCGCCGTGCAATAGTCCCGCATCCGCGGCGACCGCTTTAAGAAACGAATTTGTTCCGTTCAACACAATTGAATTTTGAAACGTCTTGCAATTCTTTGTCAAGATTGCCGAATTCCGAACCATTTGTTTGCAGACCTCAAACACTATTTTCGCTTGGTCCCGTGACGATGCGCAACAATAGATTTCCGCGCCTTGTTCTTTTTCAACAAACAACACCGCCAACGCAATCGCCGCCGACAAATTTGATTTTCCATTCTTTCGCGGAATCTGGACATAGCTTGTTCGATATTGTCGCAACCCCGACGCGTTCATCGTCCCGAACAAATCGTGGATGAATTGTTTTTGCCATTCTTCCAACAAGAATGGTTGACCCGCCAAATCACCTTTCACATGGGTGCAAACCCGTTCAATGAAATTGATGATTCGCGTGGATTTTGTTTTGTCGTGTGTCATTCAATTAAATCGTCAAGTGTTTCAATCTTTTCTTGCATTTCAATTTTGGCGCGTGACGATGCCGTCAATCCAAATTGCGTCATCATCTTTTCAACCTTCGCCCACGATTGGTTCATCATTAAAACTTCGGGGCGCGGTCGCCACATCAAATCGCCTTGTGCCGTCGTCGTGGAATAGGTCGGTCCTTGTTCCTTGATGACATTCCGCGCGACTTGATAATCTTCCCACGCGTCCGCTAACATCTGCAACGCCATTCCATCGACGTCCGCAACGACACCAAGGTCGTCCAATTTTTTCACCAACCAATCAAACGTTTCGCCAGCGGATTGGACCGCGGGAACCGATGGGATTCCGTCGGCTTCCAATCTGTTTTTGTGGCGGCTTGCGTCAAATGTTCCTTGCGCTTTCAACATCGCCGTTGGTTTTGGTTTTCTTCCTTTGCTCATTTTTTATCCTTTTACAATATCCTTTTGCCCACATCTTGACTTTTTGTCGCTCAAAAATGCGGTCGTGTTCGCTTTATGGGGGCGGTGCTCCCCCTTCCCTCT